TTCATTGAATCGTTCTACATTCGAAACACCTTCAACATCATTCCAATTTGCCACAATAGTATCATCCTGTGTTTTAACTTGAAGACGAAATCCACCAATTTCATCTTCAGTAAATTCTTTTAGATACCGACTCTTAGATTTTCCAGTCAGAGTCTTGATACGTCCACCCTTATGTCCAATAAATGAACCAATTCGAACATCATCTCCATTAGAATTGCTAACTGGATTGATATTCAGATTAACAGAAACAACTCCATCATCGTGAGATAGATTCCTATCAAAATCCACAACTTCACCTACACACGTAGTTTGATCAACAGCCGACATTATTTAGTTTGTAAGTTTATAAGTTATAAGGTTTTGTTGATTATTTTTCTCTCGCTATTTTATTTTATATTGATGATATCTTTTTAAATATTTTCAAATTAATTAGGGAGGAAATAAAATAAATGATATATATATATATATGAAAAGTGTAAGCAAACAAATAACTAATTTTATAAATAAAAATCAAAATGAATTAGATATAATATTGCCCACATCATTAGGATTAGTTATTATTTTAATAATAGTATTAGCATTAACTAGAAATAAAAAAGAAAATTATACAAATGATAATGATCCTAATAAAAAAAATCCATGGTGGGTTTATTTAATAATAGTAATTATAGTAATTTACATAATATACATGATAATATCACAATCAAAAGAAAAAAAGGGTATTAAATTTAGCACAATTTATGGTAGTCAAACTAAAAAATAAAATAATATATATAATATAAATGAAATCATTTGATAAAGAATTTACAAAATTTGTAAAAACAAATAATCATAATTTAGATATAATATTACCAGTAATATTAGGATCATTAATATTATTTTTTATAATATTTGGATTCATAAATAAAAAAAAAGAAAATTATTCAAATAATGGTGAAGAAGAACCTGAAAATAAATCTAATTTTCCATGGTGGGGTTATTTAACAGTTATACTTTTTTCATTTATAATCATATATTTAATATATGTATCTTTTAAAAATACAACATTTTTATCATCTGGCAAAAAATCAAATAAAGGAAGAGGTAGAGAACAATATCCAGGAGATTCAGTTGTTAAAGGATATTTTGAAGGAGCAGAACAATTATTAAAAAATGATGGATATAAAAAATTAAAGAGTAAATAAAGATAAATTTATGTATATATATATATATAATGATAAATTTAATTATAATGTATAATAATTGGGAAAAAATAAAAGAAATTTCAATTAAAAATAATAATAATAAAAAAATTAAATTAATTTCCAAGACAAATTCACGGATAATAATGCAAAGATATGGATTAATTGAAGTATGGACACCTAAAAATAGTAAATGGATTCCACATGGTCCGAGTGGAAATATATAAATAATTATATAGATGAATAATTATATTGATAAATATTAGTAATATTATAATAATAATAATCAAATAGTAAACTCATCATAATTAAATTAATAATCATAATAATACCAAATTCAAATGTTGATTTATAATTATCTTCATTATGATTATGATCATTATAATTTAATATTTTAACCATATAATTAGTATTATCATTTAAATTATATCCAAATTTTTCATAATATTGCCTTACACCAACACCAGCAATAATATTAATTTTTTCTATATTATGATATTTAACAATATATTCAGCACTTTTTAGTAATTTTTTACCAAATCCTTTGTGTTGAACATTATTTCCTTTTTCATTATGTTTACATAGAGAACCATATACATGGAGTTCACGAATAAATGCAGAATTATTTAAATCTTTATTAAATAAATCATGATTAGTAAAATTAATTCTAAGTCTAATAAATCCGTAAATAATACTATAATCAGGTGATTCGTAACTAATAAAATATTCTTTTCCTTTATTACCATTATATTCTCTAGTAACTTTTACAGCTTTATCTATATTAGTATCTCTACTATTTACTTCTCTAGCTCTAATACAATTAGATTTAATATTATTTTTTTCCATATAATTTAATACATATTGTCTAAGATTAACATCTTTATTACCACCATCAATCCAATTTAATGGAATATCACGAATAACTCTATTTAATCTAATCCATGGATATACATTTTTTTTAATATATAGTATAATTTCAATCAACTTATCTTTATTTTCAGAATATGGTTTATATGTACCATTTTCATACCATTCTTTTATTTCAGTAAAAGGAACAGTTGAACATGGATAAATTTTTAATTGATCGGGTTGAATATCTGGATAATCTAATGTATATTTATAATAATGTTCAGAAACTTTATGAACTTTATGTGAAAATAATTTTTGAAACATATTCATATCTTTCTCAAAATTAGATCCAGGTAAATCTGGCATTAAATGCATATCAATTTTATAACCATTTTGTTTTAATAAGTAAGTTGCTTTAACTGTATCTTTTAAATAACAATCTCTTTTAATATATTTTAAAACATCATCATCAAAATGTTGAACACCAATCTGAACACGAGTAATATTCATTTTTCTTAAATTTTTAATTTCTCTAATAGTAATACAATCTGGTCTTGTTTCTGTTGTTACACCAATAATACGAGATGATGCTTTCTGATTATATTTAATCTCTTTTTCTAAAGATTGTGGTTCGTGATATGGGCCATTATAAGTATTAACTGTATAATACATATCACGAATAAATTGTTTACGATATTCTAATGGATAATGATCCCAAGTTCCACCTAAAATAATAATTTCAATTTTATCAATAGGGTGTCCCATAGCATTCAGAACATTTGCTCTATCAATAATTTGATCTTTACAATCAAACTGATTACGATTAGCTCTAAGAACAGCTGGTTCAGATGAAATATAACTTCTAGGTTGTGCTATCTTAACACCAATAAATGTTTCTCCAATATCAAAATTATTATTTGTAATTTTAATTGTAAATTCATGATCTGTAAATTTTATACAATCTTCAACAATAATTTTAACATTGTGATACATAATATGATTAATAACACGAATATAATTCAAATCAATATCACATTTAACTCGAATATATTCATTATTTTTACCATCAATAGAAACAACAGTTAAATCTAATTTTATTTCTGGCTCATTAGGACAATAAGCACAATTTTTACCACAACTAAATGATTGCTCTACTTCTACACCATCAATATTTGTATACTTTGGAAATGGACTCGTTAAAATTGTAATAACTGCTACACCTGAAGAACTTTTTCCAATTTTTCTCAAAGAATATTTCATAAAACTACTAGTAATTTTTTCTTTATTTATATATTTAATAGAATCACGAATTAACATTTTTTTTGGACAAATTTTATATTTCTTTCTTAACTCTGTAAAATATTTATCATATGATTTTCTATCTGAATAAGTTTTATATGCTAATTCTTTAGTAAATTCAATTATTTTATCCATATCTTTATGATCTTTTACAATATTTTCAATATCCATTATTAAATATCTAAATTTTTATAAAAATATATATAAATTATATTTCAAATTTATTATATGAAAAAATAATCTAAATGAAGAAAAAAAAAGCATGTGAATATGATGATTGGTATGATTTTTGGAAATTCTTTTTAATTATATGGCTTTCATTAATATTATTCAGTTGTCTGTATAATATATTTAATAGTTTTAATAAATAATAAAATTATATATTAATTTACTTTTTAATTTTAAAATCTTGAATTTGACCACATGGTCCACAATGATCATGATTTGCTAAATATATTTTTTTATTTAAATGTTTTTCAGAATTATTTATATTCCATCTACCAAGAACAGGTTTATGTTCAGTAAATTAATTAAATTTAAATTTTAATTTTTTTCTATCAACATAATTTTTAAATTTAGTTCTTTTTTTTTAAAATGAATAATACTTATCAGCTAATTGATATTGTTTTTTCTTTTTATCCACATATACATCAAAGGATTTTTTAGGATTATTTGGATTAAATAAATATTTTTTTTTAGTTTTTTTATCACCACCTTTACAATTATTATATGGAGCACATGAACTTTTCATTGAAAATCCTTTTATTTTTTTACATTTTTTTTAGTAAATTTTCTAGGAAGTTTAAATATTTTTTTATCTCTTTTACGAAAACATTTATTATCATTATTATTAGATATACAACAATTCTTCATTATATATAATATATATTTAATAAAAAAAAGATATAAATAATTTATTATTTATTAAGGTAAATTCCATTCAATACGATAAACATCAGTAAAGTGTTCTTTATTTGAATAAAAATCATTAATGCGTTGTAATCTTGTTTGAATTGCTTCATTAGTAGTATTTTGTTTTGCAGATTTTGGTAAACCATTATATAATGTCTGTGAACCTTTAATAAAATTTGGAGAATTTCTACTAATTTTAATAATATTAACCCATTTATTTTTTTGATCTTCTAGTGTATTATTATCATTTTTCCAATCCATACAAATACTACCCCAAAATTTACTACATTTATTATATGCTTGTTTATTTGAATTTGGAATATTAGCATTTTCTGCTTCTGTTATAATATCTAAATAATGATTCATAAAAGTTCTAATAATTCTTTTTTGATGATCAGATATATTTTTTTTAATATTTTCCCATTGAAACCGATAAGCAGGTCCATATTGATCATATAATACTGCTCCAATAATAGCACAAAATTCAGGTAAAACAGATCTAGCTTTACTACTATATGTCTTTGTTCCAAAATAATTATGATCATTATCTTTATATTCTTCAATTATTTGATTAGCAAATTCAACACCTGGTTGATCTGAACGATTCCAATATTTATCAGCATCTGTTAATGCTTTGCCCATTTGTAATCTTTCAAAAATATTATGAATATCTTGTTGAAAATCATCTACTGATCTACCACGGATAGGTGTTAATATTTCTCTAGAAATAGAATAATTAAGAAATATATTTTTCTGCTCTTCTGGTAATTCATCAAATGTTAGACCACAAAATTCAAACTCATTATTGTGATATTTTTGTAATACACTTAACCTTGTTTGTCCATCTTCAATATCATACCTTAGTTTACCATTACTAATATGTTGAGATATTATTAAACCAGTTATAGTATATCCACGAAATAAAGAATCGATTAAACTAATCATTTTATCTTTAGACCATTGAGGGTGTCTTTGATGATCTGGAATATTATAAGGTAAATCTACATCATTTCTAATTTTATAATCAAATAAAATATATTCATCATCATTATTTTTTTCAAAAAGTTTCCTTAGTGTAATAGATTCACCTTGTTCTCTATTAATTGTTTTTTCAGGAAATTCATAATATTCATTTTCATCTGTAGTATCTGACATATTTTTATTAAATTATATTAATTATTTTTTAAATCTATTTTCAAATTATTATTTAAATTTGAATAAATATTAAAAATATTATATATATATTTATTAATGATTGAAAAAATTGTTCCACAATTTAGTGAATTATCAGAAAAATTAACAAAAAAATTAAAAACAAATATTAAAAAAAAAGAAGGAATATTTTTCACACCGTATAATATTATAAAAAAATCAATTGATTTAGTTATAGAATATTGTACAGAAAATAATATTATAATAATTGATGTACTAGAACCATCATGTGGTTCATGTGAATTTATTAAATATATTAATAATATTTATACAAATATCAATATTGATGGAATTGAATATAATGATGATATTTATAATGAAATAGAAAAAATAAATTTTGGAAATAATAATTCAGTAGAAATAATAAATGAAGACTATTTAGAATATGATAAAAATAATGAAATGAAATATGATCTTATCATTGGTAATCCACCATATTTTGTAATACCTAAAAAAGATATAGACATTAAATATGATACAATTTACGATGGTAGACCAAATATATATTTAATATTTATAATGAATTCATTATTAAAATTAAATAAAAATGGAATTCTATTATTCATATTACCAAAAAGTTTTTGTAATTGTTTGTGGTATAATAAATTACGAGTAATTATTAATAATAATTATAAAATTGTAAATATAGTAGAATGTTATGATGATAAATATATAGATACAGAACAAGATACTATAATATTAATGTTACAAAATTGTAAAAGTAATAATTCAGAATTTATATATAAAAAAAATGAAATAATATTATTTAATACAAAAGATAATATAAATAATATTAAAAAATTATATAAAAAATCTAAAACATTAAATGAGTTAAATTTTGAAGTAAGTATAGGTAAATTAGATTGGACAACCAATATAAATAAAAGTAAATTAACAACAGATAATAATAAATCAAGAGTTATATATGATAGTGATATAGTAAATAAAAAATTATGTATAACAGAATTCAAAAATCCACAAAAAAAAAATTATATTGATAAAAAAGGAGAAAATACACCAATAATAATAGTAAATAGGGGATATGGAAATGGAAAATATAAATTTAAATATTGTATTGTAAATATAGATAAAGAATATGTATTAGAAAATCATATAATTAAAATTGAATATAAAAATAAAATAGATAAAGAAATATTATTAAAAAAATTTAAAAAAATAATAGATTCATTTGATAATCCAAAAACACTAGAGTTTATTAATATTTACTGTTGTAATAATGCTCTAAATGGTCAAGAATTACAATATATACTACCAATTTATTAAGGATTCTCGTTAATTAATTTGATTTTTTTTGCACTTTTTTAAACAGAATCTATTACATATATCTCATTTTATAATGAGTGATGAAGAAACCAACTACAAACACCTGTATGCTATTATCCGCAAACCACAAGAAGGAAAAACATTTATATGTTTAAAAAACATAGAATGTTCCACTGATACAATTCACCTTATTGTTACAATGAATACGATCAAATCCAACCTTCAATTTTTCCAGCGCGCTAACGAAAGATTTAACGGAAATATCTGTGTTTTCAATTCAAAGGGGAAAAAAAGTGAAGAATCATATAATCACTCTAAAGATGTTATTGGTGTTAAGAAACATATAACATCTGGTATTGAGGTAATTATCATGTGTGCTCATTATAAACGATTTGATTCATCTATTCTTGAATTACTCCATGAACTACATGATTCAAAGAGTTTTCATAAAAAGATCGTAATTCACATTGATGAAGCACACGCATATGTACCAATATATAGAAAACAAGTATTAATGATGAATAATTATTCATGTGTTGAAAGGATGTACATGTATAGTGCTACACCTTTTAATATTTGGGTTCGAGAAGATGATCCACGAGAAGATGAGTTATTCAAACGAATTTATGTTGTCGATGTAGATGAGCAATACGGGATCATGAAGTCAGACAAATATTTTGGTGTTAAAGATTGTTTGCATATTGTTTCAAGTGAATCTACTATGATATCAGACGAAATTCCAGAAGAGTTTGTAAAAACTTGGGGAGATAAAAAGCAACGCGAAAAAATTGCTGCTGGTGGTACGATTTATTGGTATGGTGAGAAATGGCCATTTCAACTTGGAAATGAACGTAAATATCTATCATATGTTAAAAAGACTTTGGGTGAAATGAATGGTATTGATATCAAGCAAGATGCCTTTTCTCTCAATTTTGTCCCAGGTTATTGTCGTAAACTAACTCAATATGCTGTTATGAATATTATACTAGAAATTTACACAGAATCTGTTGTAATTGTTATCAATGGTGATGGATCCTGTAAGTATATCAAAAATAAATCAACTGGAAAACCTGAAGGTGAAAAATTACAACACTCAAATGAACCAGCCGAACAAATAAAAATGGTTAAACGTGAATTTCCAAATACACCCATTTTTATCACAGGATTTCATTGTGTTGGAATGAGTGTAACTCTAATTGATGAAGAATTGGAAAATTTTGATAATGTTATATTTTCACATGAACAATACAATTCAACTGTTGATGTTCAATATCAATTGTGTCGATTCTTATTTAACTATATTGGATGGAATAATCCTGAAAATATTAAAAAGACGAAAATATACACAAATAGTAGAGAATCATTAGATAATTGCCTTGAATATGAAAAACAAGTCGATATTATTGACACTGAAATGAAAGGTTCTCTTCGAACACAAAGTGAAATTGCTGGTATGGTTAAAATCAAAGTTAAAGACTTACCAAAAGAACGCATGTATGCTAAACTAGAACAGTATTGTAATGTTAAGAAAATCAAACAATTTCCTGTATCAGATGGAGATGACGAAGATGTATTAGAATCTGTAATGAAATTCTATAAAAAAGTTACAGGAAATAATCTATCTGGTAAATCATTACCAAAGAAAAATAAAGATGACTATTATGAATGTTCAGCTGGAGCTGAAGGTCTCGGGGTAAAAGTAAATCCAAGTCAATTCAAAAAACTATTAGAATCATTAGATTTTCAAAGCAATTTTGCTCTTCAAAATGATAAGTATAACTATGCTCGTGTTTATGTAGTTTATGAAAGTGATGATGATCCATTTGAATATACATGGATGATTCGATGGATGGAAATTGAGCCATGCCCAGAAGTTGAAGAAGCTTGGATAGAGATTGAGGCACACAAAGCAAAAAAAGCCGAAGAAAAACTAATTCGCAATAGAGAAAAAGAGCTTAACACGATTGTATTTGAAGATGTATAGTAACAGTAGAATAAATTGTATATAAAAGAAAAAGAAAAAGAAAAAAATAAAAGAAATTTTTTTTTGTAAATAATTTGAATATATTTATAGATATTTATATAAATATATCTATAATAAAATGGATTTTATTACAATTTCAATTAAAGGTAAAGATAACATATTAGAAAAAGATAATTATAAATTATTTGATAAACCGAAGGGTAGAGGAGCAAATGATAAAAATAATAAAGTTAGAGAATTAATGATATATTCTATTATTAATAATTTAATTCCAGAAGAATGGTATACTATTGAAGATTGGATCATACTTAAAACAGAACTATATAAATATATACATCATAATTGTTTTAATCAATATAAAAATTTAACATGTGAAATAAAAGCTGGTAGATCATATAATTATGATTTTGATTTTAAATTTATACTAAATGATGATAGTATAGTATATAAACATATAGAATTTAAATTTGGATGTAATAAAGTGACTGGTTGTCCACAATTTCTTTCTTTATCATCAAATTTTAATACAGATTACTCTGAATATTTTTATGATAATTTTGTTCCAGAAATCTCAAAACTTTATAATACAGTTAACCCTGAAAAAAAAGAATATCTTAAATTAGTGACCACTACAAATTATAGTAATCATGTATGGTTTGATAATTTATATAAAAATGAAAAAGAATATATTAAACAAAAAAAAAAATTAGTTGATACATCAATTGATAAATATTTAAATTTAAATTATAAAAACTTTGATTTAAATAAATTAACACATAAATTCAAAAATACACAAAAAAATAAACTATATATGTGTTATTGTGATAAAAAATTTGTGTATGATTATATTGATGAAAATGAACTAGATATAGTTAAGATTAATACATTAAAAGCAGGTAGAAATAAATTAAAACATACGCTAATATTAGGTACAAGAACAAATACAACAATTCATATGTTATTAAGATGGAGAAATCATGCTGGTATTTTAAATCCTGCATGGCAAATCAAACTTGTTAGATAAATCAATATTTTCTATATCCACCGCCATACATATCTAATATATTAGTATATTCGGCTATTAATTCACCTCTTAATTCTTCATCTCTTTTTTTATCTTCAGCATCGTCAATCATTGTGCCAATTCTATTTATATTTTCCATCTCATCTGGTTGTTCAGCTGTTTCGCCCAAACGATAATTCATTAATTTAGAAAAGTTTAATTTTTTTTCACCTAGTTGTTTATTTCTATATTCTCTTTCTCTTAAATATCTTTCTTCTCTACTATTTAATGCTGCTGAAGATATAGTCGACCTGTTTCTACCCTTTGAAAAATTATAATCTGGTGTAGAACCATATTTTATTAACAGTTCTATTATTTTTTTTTTAGTATATGTATCAATATCTATATCATTTGTAGTCATAAAATTTATTAATGGTATATTTCCATATCTTTCTAACTTAATATTAGGATCAGCCCCATTTTCTAATAAAAATTTAACCATTAAAGGATCTTTTTTAATAATTGTTGCTGCCATTAATGCAGATGACTCATTTATATTCTTAGAGTTTATATTACCACCAACACTCATTAATTCTTTTATTCTATCATAATTGTCTTTAATTACTGCTTTAATAAATTCATGTCCAACTTCAGGTGAATTTCTTAAACCATATGGAATTTGATCCATTCCACCAGATGTTCTTGTTCCACCTTTTTTAGCTTTACCCCATTTTTTTTTCTTTTTCTTTTTCGTTTTTTTTCTTCTTCTAACTTTTCTTTTTTCTATTTCAGCATCATCATCATCATTGTCATATAATGCTTCTCGATACTCTGAATATGATTCTCCAGGATAATAACGATTCATAGAATCATAAGCATATTGACTATATTGATCTTCTAACATATTTTCACCAATCATATCAAATGTATCGTAATCTAAATTACCCATAATAGAATTTAAAATATTTTGAGGTAATCCTGTTTTTGCTAAAGCCGAACGTTGTTTAGCTGTATATGTTTTATATTTTTCTTTTTCATCCAAAATATTTTGAATAATTGAATTTAATTGTTCAGATGCCCATATATCATTTGGATGTGGATTTGATATTATACCTCTATTTCTATACCAAGCTGCTTCGCGTGAATAATCTGTTGGCCAATCATTAATTGCTCTAATTGCTGATGGATGACCCGATTCACTTTTGTTCATATCTACACCATAATTTAAAAATAATTCTAAATACGGTATAAAATATTCTGGTTCTGTATCAGGCATTCTCCCAGTAATACTTGATAATATTAAAAAAATAATATCAGTAAAAACTGTAATACCCGAACCTTCTTCTATATTGGGATCTGCACCATATTCTAATAATAATTCTAATTCTTCTGGTTTTCCATTTACTTGAAATACTGTTTTTAGAGGACTTTCTGAACCCCCTAAATCATTTGGATCAATTTCTTCTTCTCTTAATAATCGTTCTAATTCATTGTAATCTGCATTATATATAGCCTCATTTAATCTATATGCCATTATATTATATACAAATATAATTATATTAACTTTTAGCAATACAAAAACAAACACATATACAAATAATAATTAACACAATCCACCACCATGAATATTCAGGATCTTCATATTTATCTATATCAAATTCATGCCATATATTATATATATCTGGACATGAATTTGATTTTGTTACATCCGGTTTATGATATTTAACTAAAACATCATAATTTGATATATTACCTTGAGGATTACGACCATTTTTTAATTCATCTTCATATGTATTTAGTTTACAACATTCTTTTAGTTCGCAATCAGTTTCATTTTTTCCATAATAATTTTCTCTCCATAAATTATAATTAGATATTAAATCTCTATAACTTGGACAATTACTATGATTTTTATTATATGGAATTACATTATGAACTGATAATGTAAACTCTTGATTATTATCAAAAATTTTACAACACCCATAATCATAATCTGAACATTTTTCATGATGATGTTTTGACCAATGATATGTATCAGAATGTAAATCACTTATGCTTGGTGGATTTTTATAATAGTGTCTCCAAATATAATGATTATCTATTGTTTTATCTTCAATATTTATTTGACTAATAATATAAAATATTAATATAATGATAAATGTACAAGATAACCACCCACATAATTCACATGATTTATTCAAATAATTTTTATAACATTTTTTATCACATTTTTTAATATTTTCATGCTGAGATTTTTCTAAATCAAAATTAGCACCAATAAAATTTTCTGTTTCCATTGACTCTGGAACATGAGACTCTTGTCTCATTGTAAATAAATATTTTTTTTATAAAAAAAATATAAATATTTCAAATTTAAATAAGATAAGATTAATTTTCTATTTTAGTAATATCTATTATTTGTTTTATTATTTTCATTGAATCGTAATTTTCACATTTTGTAAAATTATTTATATCATTATAAAATATTGTATCACATATTATATTTTTTTCATGTAAATTATGAAAAGCTTCTGTATTTAAATCTGGACATTTACTTGAATAT